GATTATTTCGTCGGTTCTGAAAGTTTTGATAACATAATAAATATTATTAATAAAGCTGAGTTCTTTATCGGTTTAAGTTCCGGTTTATCTTGGGTTTCATGGGCTCTAAATAAAAAGACTGTTATTATTTCAGGTTCTGTTTCTGAAAAATTTGAATTTCATACCCCGTATCGAGTAACCAACACGAACGTATGCAATGGCTGTTTTGATAATACAAAATACTCGTTTGATCCTTCAGATTGGAAATGGTGCCCAGCTAATAAGGATTTTGAATGTAGTAAAGAAATTACTTTCGATATGGTAAAACAAAAAATAAATCTTATTATTAATAATGATTAATCTTAAAGTAGATGAGGCATATGCTTTTGATTATTTAAGCATATTGGAAGTTAAAAAAATAAAAAGCGCAAAAAGTCATGACGCTTGGAGTGATTGTCTTACTTATTTAAAGAATCAATTTTCACAAGAGAAGTGGTTTTTAATAATCAACTCCGAAGAGTATAGAAAAATGATACAAGCTAACCAGTTAACTTTTAATGCAGTCGATAAAGCTAAAAATAATGAAGTTACTGCTAAAGAAGTTGATTATTGTAATTTTCAAAGACACACTGCTAAACAAAATCTCCAAAAGAAGTTCTTTAATAAAGATTTAAATGAACAAAAATTCGGATATGAAAAATATGAAAATAGCCATACTCATTCCAGTTAAAAATAACGCTTCGACAATAGTTAGAGCTTTAGATAGCGTTGTTAATCAGACTTATTTTAAAGATTTAAAAAAAGAATACGTTATTTATTTAGTTGATGACTCTTCGAGTGATGGTTTGTATGATCTTATCAAAGGTTTTGACAATTTAATTTATTTGAAAAATAAAAATCATGGAATCTCTTCAGCTTTAAATACAGGCATTTTTAAAATAATGAATGATGATTCTATTGAATATATTGCTCGATTAGATGGCGATGATGAATGGCATTTAAATAAAATAGAAAAACAAATGGATTTTTTAACCAAAAATCCTGATGTTGATATTTGCGGAACTGGTATTGTTTTATTAGGGAAAACTAATACTATTTATGGCGTATATGCGGAGACTAATGAAGAAATTTATGATTGCGTGAGAGAAAAAAATCAAAATCCAATTTGTAATCCTTCAGTTATTTTAAATAAAAGGATTTTTTATCTTTGTGGTGTTTATGACGATACGAATTTGGGAGCTGAAGATTTTAATCTTTGGAAAAGATGTGTGAATTTTAATTGTAATTTTTATAATATAAAAGATTATTTAATAAATGTGACCGCAAAAGAAGTAGATTTTACTTGTACGGGATTAGCTTATTGAATAAAATTTCATAATAGTCGCATTGCTGTTTTAATGTGAATCTAGATACCGCATGATTATAGCAATCAACAGGATTTATCATTTTATTTATATTTTTGACTGCATAAAGCATCGTTTGCGGATCTATACATCTGATGCCTGTTTTAGCTTGGTCAACAGTTTCTGTAAAACCTCCGAAATCAGTAGAAACGACTGGAGTGCCTGAGAATTGAGCTTCTATTGCCGTCCAATTGCAAGGCTCAATAAATAAACTAGGCGCAAATAAGAATTTTGCATCACTTAATAATTGTTTTCTTTTGTTTGGTTCGACAAAACCTATAAATTTACAATATTTCGTATCTGGAAGATTCATTATGTTGGGGCCCGCGAATATTATATCTTGACCCACTTCATTACATATATCATAAGCTAATTTAGCGCCTTTAGATTCAATAACTCTTCCTAAAAACAGCGCTGTATCTGATTTTTCCTTTTTAAAAAGAAAATCATCTGGATCAAATCCCGGATAAACAACGTATTCTTTGCCAAAATTGATTGCATTTTGTGCGATTCCGTGCATTTTATGCATTTGAGATTTAGTTTCAAACATTTTAATCGGAGCAAACATAGAATCATATCCGATACTAGGTTCAACTACCACAGCTTTATCATAGAAATTTTTTGCGCACGCTTCATGACCAAAACCAAACCAACAAAGTATGAATTCTTCTTTTGATTTTAGTCTTTTATTGATTTCTATCGTGCAGTTTTCATTAAATACTGTAAAAGAATTCTCACATACATTTTGATTAAAGCCTGTAGCCTTCCAAGATTCAAGATTTCCATATGTATCCTTAAGAATCGCGTCATTTGTTACTGTTATGTGTTCAGTGCAGTTGACGTTCGAATCTTCATGTCCATAATGATAAACTGTATGCCCTCTTTTGGTCATTTCTCCACAAAACTTATAAACTTTTTGTACAAATGCACACAAGCTCACTTCTTTTCTAGTTGCGGCATAAGGAATACTTAAACAGTGGAAAACCATACATCATTGTGTAATAATAAATGGACTATGTCAAAACAAAAAAAGAAAATCAGAAAAACCAATAAAGAAGAATCTTTTGAATCTGAAATTCAAAATGATATACAAAATAATAGATTTCGTAATTTTAAATTAAACATTAAGGATTTCAAGCTTACCGACAAACAAAAGAGTTTGGCGCAAATCGCTTTCGATAGAAATACAAAAGTAATATTCGTTAGTGGATGCGCAGGCAGCTCTAAAACTTTCTTATCTGTTTACTGCGCTCTTCATATGTTGAATAAAAATCCTGGCCTTGAAATTAAATATGTTAGAACAATCGCCGAATCTGGCGAAAGAAATCTAGGAGCCCTTCCCGGCACTATTGGAGAAAAGTTTAATCCTTTCATGATGCCTTTGTACGACAAGCTTGACGAGCTGATTCCTATTAATCAATCGAAAATTCTCGAAGAACAGGGAGTCATCGAAGCTCTTCCCGTAAATTATCTAAGAGGTGCTTCATGGAAAGATAAAATCATCATCGCCGACGAAACTCAAAATTTCTCCATTAAAGAATTAACCACTTTAATTACTCGTATTGGTGAAAATACTAAAATGTTTATTTGTGGAGATCCGATGCAATCAGACATTGGCAATAAATCTGGTTTTAGTAAAATGTTTGACATTTTCAATAATGAAACTAGCGAAAAACAAGGCATTCATTGTTTTGAATTCAGCGAAGAAGACATCATGCGCAGTGAAATTCTCAAATATATCATAAAAGTACTCAAAGGATTAGATAAAAATCCAGTTCATTAATATAATAGCCATATGAATAACGTTTACTGTTCGCAATGTGGATGCAAAAACTCTTCTTTATCGAAATTCTGCTGTTCCTGTGGAAATAAACTAATGACTGCTCAAGATTTTATCTCCGGACCAAAGCGCGATATCATCACCACCGAAAGAGCGTCTGAAGTCGATGAGGATGGCATCCCTACGACTTTTAGAAAACCAGCTAAATTCGAATACGAAATACAAAAAAGCAAAAATAAATTTTCAGTTGCGGAAATTCTAAGCGTACCCCCTTCTCAGGATAGAATCAAACAAGAAATTGATCCAAATTTTAAAATTCCCGAATTAAAAGATTATTTAAAACAATCTTTAAGAGAATGTAGTTCGAGTAGGACTCCTAAAGACGTAGATGAAGGCTGAAAATAAAAAGAAATTTGAGGACATGTATGTTGTTGTTGATGAAGTAATTAAAAAGCGCAAAAATAAATGGAAATTAAAAGCCATTAATTGGTTCGATTTTGAAGATATCGAACAGATCATTAAATTACACATCTATAAAAAATGGGAACTATGGGATCAATCTCGCCCAATAGAACCTTGGATTAATCGTATAGTAACGAATCAGATAAGAAATATCATTCGAAATAACTATACCGCATTCGCTCGTCCCTGTTTGTCGTGTTCATTTAATCAAAATAAAAATGGCGTATCTGGTAGTGATTACTCTTGCGGATACACTGCCAGCAAAGCTCAATGTTCTGAATGTCCATTGTACGCTAAATGGGAAAAATTAAAAAAACCAGCTTACGATGTAAAAATTACCGTTAGTCTAGAAAACCATAAAAATTATCACTCCACTTTCGAATCGCATAAGGAATACGACTACAAAGATGCTGAAAAAAAGCTTCATGATATAATGAAAAACAATTTGACAGATAAACAGTTTTTTGTTTATAAAATGTTTTTTATTGATAATTTATCTGATGATCAGGTAGCTAAAATCTTAAAATTTAAAACTAACGAAAAAGGCAGAAAAGCCGGATATAAGCAGATTAAAAATTTAAAAAAAATGCTTTATGTAAAAGCTGGCCACATGTTAAAGAGTAACGATGTATTCATAGATTAATTATGTTAACCGAAGATCAAAGAAATTTAATTAGCAAAAAAATAAACGAAGGAATTAACGATTATGTTATTTTAGCTAATCTCGTTTATGGCCGAGAAGATCTCACTGGCAGATCAAAAGAATCTAAAGAAGTCAGAGACTATTTAATTAGTGCCGGTTTTTTAACCAAGAAAGATAAGCCGAAACCAGCAGCCTCTTTCGCTTTAACTCAAGACCACCTTGAATTCATTGATAAAAATATAAAAACTGGAATATCTCCGAAACAAATTACAGAACTTCTTTTTAATAAACAGTTTCAAGGGTTGGATAATCTTAATGTTTTTATCACTCAAGAGTATCGCGCTGTACATAAATATATAAAAGAAAAATATCCAGATAATCTTGTGGATAATGAATCGGGAGTTAATGAAAGATATTCGGTCCCTCGTTCGATTAAGACCGTGATTAATAAAGTTAATAAATGGTGTGGTCAAAATGTTTCAGAAGAAAAATTATCTCTTCAGCATAGAAAATATTTAGAAAAACTTTTGGTTTATTTATCTAGCCCTCGTTTTGTGGGTAATTACGATTCTTACACAAGCTTAACGGACAAGGATCTTTTTGAAGCGGAATTCGTTCGTTCAATATGGGACAAGCCTGATCTTACAATCGACGAGATTAATTTGTATATTAATGTTTGTATGGATTATATTAATTTAAGACAGATTGATGTTAAGAAAAATAAGATAAATGAAATGTTCAACGAGACACAAGATCAAAAAGATCTTACGATGCGTTTAACTGAGACCCTTAAGAGTATCAGTGAAGAGTATAATCAGTGCGCTCAACGTATAGACAAAAGTATTCAAAAATTGAATGGCGAACGTTCTAAGCGAGTAGAACAGCACAATCAAAAGAATGCTTCTATTATTAATCTTGTGGAACTGTTTCAAGATGAAAGCGAAAGAAAGATGATGATTCAAATAGCAGACATGCAGAAGAAGGTTATTAAAGAAGAAGCTGATCGTCTTGAAAATATGTCGTCTTGGAAAGCTAGAATTCTAGGGATTTCTAAAGAAGATTCTATATGACACAGTGTAAGATCTGTTCGGAAATTTTTACCAGCGATAAATCTCTTCATGCTCATTTAAAAAAGCATAATATTTATCAAGCGGAGTATTATTGCACGCATTTTCCTAGATACTCTAAATTTTATAAAAAACAAATCCCTTTTATTAATAAAAAAGAATATTTCAGTATAGAATTCTTGAATCTACAGGAGTTTTTAGACTGGGAGAAGAGCGTATCTGTCGAAACAGTTAAAGTAAAATGTTTAGATATGCTTAAGGAGAGAATCGCAGAAAAAGAATACATTTATGCACCATTTCATAATGAAATAAAAACTTTGAGCATGCCCCCGATTAATATTTATAAAAAATATTTCAATTCTTACAATGAAGCTTGTAAACAAATAAATATAGAACCTCTTTTTAATAAAGGTTTACCAAAAGATTTTTATTCTGTTGACGTTGATGATAAAGAAATTTTAGTAGACACAAGAGAGCAAGATCCTTTGGAATTTAAAAATACTAAAGTAGAAAAATTATTCATTGGCGATTATCTTTTGAATGATGGATCTTATAATTATACGTATGTTGACAGAAAAAGTGAATCTGATTTTCTCGGAACCCTAAGTTCTGGTTTTGAAAGGTTTACTAGAGAAATTGAAAAAGCTGTTGCATTAGGTAGTTATTTATTTGTGGTAATCGAGTCTGATATTCGCGCCATAATAAGCAATCACAAACTTTATCGCCGAAAAACTAATTTAGAATATGTTTTTCATAACATGAGAAGCTTAAGTCATAAATATCCACGCCATGTTCAGTTTATTTTTTCAGGCAGTAGAGAAAAGTCATTAGATTTGATTCCTAGAATTTTAATTCATGGACAAAAACTATGGCAAGTAGATTTACAATATTTTATAGACTATGAGTTGGGAATCAGGCCATCAAAAACAAAGAAAATCGAACTTAATATCCAATGAAGACTTATTTAAGATAGATGGTCATTTAGAAGAGAGACAAGCTAAGTTGTTGTTTTATCAATTCCTTAGAAATAATCCAACTTTTACAACGGATTTAATAGCAGGAGTAAAACTCTTTCCTTTTCAACATATGGCTATTAAAGCTATGTTGGAGAGCGATTATTTTCTTGCTGTTTGGTCGCGTGGATTAAGCAAATGCACAAATAAAAATTCTTTGATTTTTACAAATAATGGAGTTAAAAAAGCTATTGATGTTGAAATTGGCGATTATGTTCTTGCTAAAAGTTCAATGCAATTAGTGGAAGGTAAAACCATTAACAAAAAACAAAAAACATATAAGATAACTACTAATAAAGGTTATGAATCCGAAGGTTTAGATTATCATCGAATTTTGATTTTAAATAGAAATTTAGAACAAGAATGGAAATTCGCTAAAGACGTTTCTGTTGGTGATTGCGTCATTATGCGCAAAAATGGTTATTTTAGTAATCAAGTTGATATATTTACTAATTTTGATTTCAAAAAAGAAAGACTTGACCAAGTGGTGATTGATCCTGCAAAAATACCATTAAAAGATTGGTATTACTTTTTTGGAATTTTTATTGGAGATGGATGTTTCACAAAAAAAATAATTCAAATAACAAGCGAGGATACGGAAATAAAAGAGTTTTTATTAAATTTTTGCAATTCATTAAACCTTAATTTAAGAGTTTATTCTAAAAAAGATACTAAAGCTAAATCATTTATTATATCTAATAAATCTTTGCATAAATTTCTTCAATTTTGTGGTTTTGAAATTGGCAAAAAAGCGGTTCATAAAATAATTCCATATAAACTTTTAAACTGTTCAAAAGATAACGCATCAAATCTTTTAAGAGGATTATTTGATACAGATGGGTATGCGTCCATTTCTCCAACAAGAAGAAATTCAAATGGAGCTAAAATAGGTTTTACAAGCACTTCTTATGAGTTAATTAAACAAGTGAGATTCTTGCTTCTTTTATTTGGAATAGACTGTTCTACTAATGTAACTTTTAATGGTGGAGAATCTTCTTTCTCTGGAAAAAAATATATTTGCAACAAAGCTTGGAGTCTAATTATTACTAATTATTCTAATGTTAAAATTTTCAAAGAATCAATAGGTTTTTTAATAAATAGAAAACAAGAAAAATTAAACATAATTAATGCGGCTAAATTTGTTAATGGAGAGTTTTCAAATACAATTCCGCTCATTGGAGATTACTTAATTAAAAAATATAACAAAAAGTCGTTTTGTAAAAAAAATGCCGAGAGTAAATTAAAACTTTGTTTTAGAAAAAAAACAAGCCGTTCTCTAGCTCATGAACTATCTAATTGCGTAAGCGCTGAAGACGCAAATAAAATAAACGCATTATTAGATGATAATCTATTTTTTGATTTTGTAAAATCAAATGAAGAATCAAACGAAGAAACTGTAGATCTCCAAATAGCTAATGAACATTGCTATATGTCTGATGGATTTATAAATCATAATTCATATACATGCGGTATTTTTGCGGCATTAGATGCTATTTTGAACCAAGGAGTTGAAATAGGCATTTTATCAAAATCTTTTCGTCAGTCGAAAATGATATTTAAAAAAATAGAAGATATAGCCGCCAAACCTGAGGCTTATCTTTTAAAACAATGTATAACAAAAGTTTCAAAAAGTAACGATGAATGGGTGATGGAGTTTGGTAAAAGCAGGATTAGAGCATTGCCTCTTGGTGATGGTGAAAAGCTTCGTGGTTTTCGCTTTCATCGTATTATTATTGACGAGTTTTTATTAATGCCTGAGCGTATTTATAATGAAGTTATAGTGCCGTTCCTAGCTGTCGTTCAGAATCCAACTCAAAGAGAAGAGTTGTATAATCTAGAAACGCTGCTGATAGAAAAAGGGGAAATGAAAGAAGAAGACAGACATAAATGGCCGAACAATAAATTGATAGCTCTATCATCCGCTTCTTTTAAATTTGAATATTTATATAAGCTTTATGAGCAGTATGATAATTTAATATTCAATCCAAAACCAAGAGATTCTGCAAAACGATGCGTCATGCAGCTTTCTTATGATTGCGCGCCGGGTCAATTGTACGATCAAAATCTAATTAATCAAGCAAAGTCCACAATGAGTGAATCTCAGTTTCTACGGGAATTCGGCGCTCAATTTACTGACGATAGTTCTGGTTATTTCAAAATTTCAAAGATGGCTCTTTGTACAGTTCCAGATGGCGAAACGCCTTCTATAGAAGTCCAAGGAAGATCTGAAGATGAATATATAGTTGCTATCGATCCTTCTTGGTCAGAAACTGAGTCCTCCGATGATTTTGCTATTCAAGTCTTAAAGACAAACAAAGAAAAACAAATTACAACATTAGTGCATTCTTATGCTTTATCAGGCTCTTCATTAAAAGACCATATTAGTTATTTCTTGTATATATTGCAAAACTTTAATGTTGTAGCGATATGTATGGATTATAACGGCGGTGTTCAATTCATGAATTCTTGCAATGAAAGTGAATTGTTTAAAGATGCCAAAATAAATCTCAAACCAATAACGACAGAGTTTGAAAGGCCCGAAGAATACAATCAAAATATCTTTTTAACAAAAACAGAATACAATAAATCAGAATATAAATATGTATTTTTAAGAAAACCAACTTCCTCTTGGATACGTTTAGCTAATGAATTATTACAGGCTAACTTTGATCATCGTCGTATATTTTTCGCGAGCAGAGCTATTGATGATAATTTCAGATCTCAATCCAGAAGAAGAATAGGTATTGATAAACTCAAGTATTCGAACATTTCAGATGACGATAAAGAAAGCGAAGAAGGTAAAATGATTGACTTTGTTGAACATTTGTCAGATATGATACTTTTAACGAAAACAGAATGCGCTCTTATTCAAATAACAACGTCTTCTCAAGGATTACAGAATTTTGATTTACCTCCTAGTTTAAAAAGGAAAGACGGACCAGATAAACCTAGAAAAGATAGTTATTCTGCATTAGTATTAGGCAATTGGTTGGCTAAAATCTATTATGACTTGGGTTCGTTTCAAGATGAAAATTATGGAGATAGCTTCGAACCTTTGTTAATATAGATTAAATGTCACTTTCAAAGTTAGAATGTGTAACTATTAATAACATATGAGCCGCAAGTATAATAAAAGATCTGACTATTGGAGTCAATTCTCCAAAGGAGAAACCGAAAACAAAAGTTTACCTTTAGATCAAATTTATAATAAGCAACAAGACAACAGCTCAGAACCAGCTTTAGTTGGTGAATCTTATTATAACGAAAGCAAAGCGAATTACGATAGGAATGATGTTGGCGATACTACTAATGTCAGACGTAATTTAGCGTATGTAGGCCCAAAGATTTATAAATATGGCAATATTCGAGAAGGCTTGCTACCTTTCGAATTTTCCGTAAACGGTTATAACGTTCGCGATTCTATCGAGCTTTGCCAAAAAGCATATGCAAATATAGCTATTTTTCGTAATGCAATTGACATTATGTCTGAATTTGCTAATGCGGAAGTTTATTTAGAAGGTGGAAGTCAAAAAGCAAAAGACTTTTTTACAAAATGGATGAAGTATGTAAAGATGTGGTCTGTAAAAGATCAGTATTTTCGCGAGTACTATAGAAGTGGCAATGTATTCTTTTACAAGATAAATGCTAAATTCGATATCGAAGATTTCACTAAGATCTTAGAGAGTTATGCTAATTACGACGGCCAATCTTACGAGACGGGTTGGAATTTATTTAAGTATCCAAGCGATTTTAATATTAAAAATCAAATACCTATTCAGTACATTCTTATTAATCCTTACTACTTAACAGTAAGCAGAACAAGTTCTTGGAAAAAGGTTATTTATCAGAAGATTTTATCGGAATACGAATTGGAAAGATTGCAAAATCCTAAAGACGAGCATGACAAGCGTTTGTTTGAAAACCTTGACGAACAGGCTCAGAGTCGTATTAAAAATGGTCAATGGGCTCGCGATGGTCTCAAGATCCAATTGAATCCTACAGATATTATTTATTCTTTTTATAAGAAACAAGACTATGAACCCTTCGCAATTCCTTTTGGCTTTCCAGTTCTTGATGATATCAATTTTAAATTAGAAATGAAAAAGATAGATCAAGCTATTTGCAGAACCATTGAGAACGTTGTTCTTCTTATTACTATGGGCACTGAGCCAACCAAAGGCGGTATCAATCATAGAAATTTAAAAGCAATGCAGTCATTACTCAACAATGAATCGGTTGGTCGAGTTCTTGTCGCCGATTATACAACTAAAGCTGAATTCGTAATTCCTGATCTACAAAAAGTTTTAGGATATGAGAAGTACAGGATCGTTAACGAAGATATCAAAGAAGGTTTGCAAAATATTCTTATCGGTTCGGAAAAATTCTCCAATACTGCTGTTAAAGCCCAAATGTTTTTTGAAAGACTCAAAGAAGCGAGAAATGCATTTTTAAATGACTTTCTACAACCACAACTTGAACTTATCTTTTCAAACTTAGGATTCAAAGGAAAATGTCCAGTTGCAAAATTTGAAGAAGTCTCATTAAAAGATGAAACTCAGTTTAATCGCGTAATTACGAGAATGATGGAGCTTGGAATTCTGCCTCCAGAAGAAGGTATGAGAGTTATTCAGACCGGTATTTATCCAACTCCAGAAGAGCTACAATCTGCTCAAGAAAAATTCGTAGAAGATAGAAAGAAAGGTTTTTATAATCCTATCGTCGGAGGTGTTCCTACTATATCTGCTCCTGCTCCAAATTTTCCATCAGCACCGCCAAACTCAGATTCATCCGCTAATCCTTCAGTTCCAAAAGCTCCAGAGGGTTCTCAGAACGTTAAAACAGGACCACCAAAAGAAAAAGGTAGACCTCTTGGAGCTAAAGCCGCCGTTTTCTCAAAAGATTCAATTCAAAAAGTATTTAATGAAACAAGTAAATTGTATTATATAGTCGAAGCTGGTCTTAAAAGCAAGTATAATAAAAAGAAACTATCTTTAGAACAGAAACAAATAGCCGAGAATATTTCCGAAGCAATTATAGTTGGTTGCGAAAGTTCTACGTGGAACGAAATAGGCGAGTCAGTAATTAAAGATGCATCTATATTAGATAAAATATCTATTCTTCCTGAAATTCAAGCTTTAGCCAGCGAACGCGATTTGAATACTTACGCTGCTAGCTTATTATATCACAGCACTAAATATTAAGTGTAAAAACTATATTATGGATCTTCCATTTCAGTATAAAACTCGATTTGAGAATGTAGTTTCCGCTTCATCAAATTTTGATAATAATTTCTTAGTATCTAAAGCTTCATTAGAGGATTTGAAGAAAATAATTCCTGCTTCTGTTGATTTAACCAAGAATATTGATCTTGTTGGCGTTGCTTTTAACGCTGCTGTTATTAATCGTTTTAATAAAAATGGTGATGGCATTGACACTGATACCGCCATCGCTTTTAAAAAATACTTCATTCATAAGCCAACGAACATTGAACATAAAAAACAACGCGTTGTTGGCCACATCGTTAGCGCGGCATTCACTTCTTATGGGAAAAATGAAGTAATAGATGAGCAACAGGTGGTAAAAAAGTATAACCCTTTTAATCTGGGATTGGGCGCCGTTGTATATAAAAGCGTAGATCGCGATTTCGCCGACGCTCTTATTGAATCGGGAGATCAAGAATCTAAATTATTCCAACAGATTAGCGCAAGTTGGGAAATTGGTTTTAATGAGTATTTAATTGCCGTTGGAAGTGTGGACTTAAAAGATGCTGAAATTATTAGCAAAAAAGAACACATCGCTGAGTATAAAAAATACCTTCGCGGATTCGATGGTCCCGGCACTCTTAATGATGGCACTCCAGTTTATCGTTTGGTAACTGGTCGTATTTATCCATTGGGTATTGGATTCACAACTAATCCAGCAGCAGATGTTAAAGGCGTGATAGTTGATACCGGCAGTTTAATGGATACAGAAGAACAAAACGATACAGAAGCTGAAATAATCGAAGTGAATACTTCTAACATCATTAATCTTAAGAATAATAATATTTCACAAACTAACAATAACACTGTAAATACAACTAAAATTAATAATATGGATCTAGAACAAATAATTTCCGCATTTAAAGAAGTTCTTTCACAGAAAGAAACTTCCCAAGTAAATTTCAGCGAAGAAGCTATCGCAAACATCTCCGTTAAAATAGCTGATTCTATCAAAGCCAAAAGCGATGAAATGAAGAAAGAAATGGAGACTGTTGAAAAAGCTAAAAAAGAAACTTCTGAAAAAGCAGAAAAACTAGAAAAAGATTTAGACGAAACTAAGAAGAATCTCGCTGAAGCTGCGCAAAAGATTGATGAGCTTCAAAAGAATATGGAGTCAAAAGCTTCTCAAGAAATTTTCAGCGCAAGAATGTCTGCTCTAGATTCTGATTATGATTTTTCTGATGCAGATCGTCAGATTCTCGCTAACGAAGTGAAGACTCTTGAT